ATGGGTCTAGGATCCCTAGAGGCCAGATCTTTAGCTGATGCGCGCCGAAAAACCCTTGAATTACGCCAATTAGTTATGGATGGTATCGACCCGACCGAGGATCGCTGTAAGGCTAAAAGCAAAAGAATTACAGCTATTAATAGTGGCATCACCTTTAAAGAAGCTGCCGAACGCTGTATCGAGGGAAGAAAAGCGGAGTGGAAGAGCTCTAAGCATGCTGACCAATGGAGGAACACCATCTCCACCTTTGCATATCCCGAGATAGGTGAATTACGCGTAGACCAGATCAACACTAGCCATATCGCCAAATTACTAGAGCAAGAAATTAAAAAGAAGAATGGCACTGTTGAGGGTACGTTTTGGAATGTACGCACCGAGACCGCAACCAGGGTTAGACAACGCATTGAGGTGATCTTTGATTGGTGCAAGGCCCATGAGTACATCAGGGGGGATAACCCGGCACGCCTAAAAGGTGCGCTAGGTCATTTGCTACCCAAGGCTAAAAAGATTCAGAAGAAGAGCCATCACCCAGCCCTACCGTTTCAGCGCATTGGGGAATTTGTAAAAGATCTTCGTAAACACAATGGTTATTCTACCTTGGCATTAGAGCTATTAATTCTGACGGCCACTCGCACAAGCGAAGTTATTGAGAGCAAGTGGACTGAGTTCAATTTAGAAACTAAGGTGTGGGTAATTCCTGCGGTGCGAATGAAGGCTGGAAAAGAACATCGTGTTCCGCTAAATGCTAGAGCGATGGAAATTCTTGAACATCTAAAAACCATCAGCGTGAGTAGCTATTTATTTCCAGGATCACTGCATAAAGAAGAGTCTCATCTTTCCAATATGGCGCTACTTTCTATGATGAGAAAGATGCCAAAGTACTCGAAATATGTACCTCACGGATTTAGATCAACATTCAGGGATTGGGCAGCTGAGACTACCGACTATCCAAACGAGACAGTTGAGTTAGCTTTAGCACACACAATTAAGAATAAAGCTGAGGCCGCTTATAGGCGGCAGGATCAATTGGATAAGCGCTGCAGATTAATGGGTGAATGGGGAGAGTTTATTCAGTCTTGAGGTCTGCTAATACAGAAATACTACTCCAAGCAAAATTGAATAAATTTATTTCCGAAGGAGGTTATAGACACCGACTCATTCAGGGAGTTATCTGCATTACCGCCCAATGAAATAGAGCCGGTGGCTGCAGATAGAAATCCATTTGTTTTGAGTCTACCTATTGATCCAACAATTGCATAAGCATCAACACCAGGTTTTTGAATTGTTCTAACCTGTAATGCACTTGGCTGAGATTTAATAAATATTAATAATTCACACTCAAGCAATGTTAGATTTACTAAAGTGTCTAAAAAATATTTACGCTCATCAAAGTTTCCAGAGACAGGGTGCTTAAGTGTACTTTTGAAGTAATTTTTAAAGTATTCTCTCTTTTCTTTGGTAGGTTCAGCCTCGATCTTTTCATGAAGAGACTCAATGATTGCTTCAAGTTGATTTGGATCTTGATTATCTAGCGAAGCTATGCTGTCTCTCATATAGCCTATTTCTTTAGAAATTTCCTCATAAAAGGATTCGATTCGCTTAAAGCGCTTTTCTTGCTTAGAACCAAAATACAAAGTGGATAAAGGGCCTCCAATATATGGTACTAACTCCATGCTAGCCTGTATCACCAAATCCCTTTTATCAGCAATAGTTAATTTCGGATCAGTCATTGAGAACCCCATTGATTGGAATGAATTATTTACTATAACGAATAAGTTTAAAAAGGGGCTCTTCTTTCAAAATGTGGCACATCTACAAAACCCTTGAAATTTCCTCCCCATCTATTCTTAGGATTTAGACTTTCCCAATACTCGCCAAGAGTCCGGATTAATTCTTTATCCCAGACTAGCTTCCCATTCCAGAAGAAGTTCAGATCAATGGCGCACCGCCTTAAATGATTACTATTCATAGTCTTTGATCTACCGGTCTTGCAGTAGATCTCTTGTTGCTCTGGTGAACGCCATAGCTCTCCTCCGGTAATGACCCAGCCTTCAGCAGTCGCAAACTGAATCAACCTGCTGACGTCAATCAAGAATGCAGCTTGCTCTATTACTAGACTGCTCATTGCTCTTCTTTTTTATTTAAGCCATGCATGCGCATCTCGAAGATCTTCTCGACTGATCTACCACCAAAGTAAGCTAGCATGACTAGCTGACCCCATTCGCCCAGGAGCTTTACATAAGCCTCATTGATATCAATACCCATAGCTGAGAGCAATGCAAATAAGAGATAGGCAGTTAGGATGTAAACCAGCGTTCCTGGACGGATATTTTTCGATAGTTTGGAATCACTGCCCATATCGGACTGCCAACGATTGGTGGCATTGTCTTGAGAAGCTCGATGCATCTCCGCTAGGAGCTTGGATTCTTCAATCTCGAGTTCTTTTTGTTTCAGGGTGTATTGCAATAGAAGCTGCTCTTGATCAATCTCTAGTTGCTTGAGCTTAATCAGATCTTCATGGCTAGGGTTATCTGGAATGCGCGCCCCAATCTTGCTCTCAATAAATTCCTTGCCTTTGGCCTGGACCGCGCCCGCAAGTAGACCAAGGCCGTTGACGGCCAAGGTTTGCACTAGAGAGGTGATGATTGGAAGCATGTAATAAGTTCTTTTCTTGATGCTTGGAATATGGAAGTCCACCGCCCCACTACCGCCTTGGGTTTTCTTTGGTGTTGGCAGTGGGGCGCAGTTACGCGCGCCCTCACACCATGGTTACTTCAACACCCGCAGCCGCACCCAAACACCTGCTGCTAGCGGTGATCCTCCCTACTGCTAGCGTTTCTTAGACCCCTTGGTTTCTGATGACTCTTGTTCAAGAGTTCCTTCTAATGCCTTCTCTTGTGCTGGAAGCTGACCTTCTTTCATCAAGCCTTCTACGATCTCCATTAGACGATCTCCATCATCCTCACCAAAGACTTTGGCCACGACCTCATGGCCATATTTGGCACAAAGTCGGTCGTACTCCTGCTCTGGAGTAATGGTGGTCTTTGAGGGGCGCTCGAACACCGTGACGTTCTCGCGCCCAAAGAGATTGCGCAGTATGTTGGTCTCATATGGCGGTACGTACACATGGATGGTTGTAAAGGCATCCCTGCGCACTACTGCTTCCACCTCTTTAATTTGGAAGTCACTATGAATGAGTTCTTTTGTATTCATTGGGTTATTCATGCTGTTATTCATTCCTTCTCCCTTATTGAATCGCCAATACCGCATGGGCATTCGCTCGTGAGATGGATAAGGCACAGCGCAGGTTCACCATGGCATACATGGCGAGCGTATCATGCGGACGGATTGGGGCAACGATGTCTAGATCATCATCCCGTAACTTCATAAAGCGCGTGTTGAGGAAATAGCAGCGCTTACTCCACTCCACTGTGCGATTGGCCATGGCATCAAGCTCATCAAACTGGGGATCCCAAATGATCTCCACTCCCTTGAAGGCGAGGCCTGTGTTTACGCCTGCTCCTACGCCAGCATCGATGTACTTGGTCTCACCAGATCCAGCAATATGGGTCACTGTGACTTGCTTGCGATAGGTATCAATAAACTTACCCCCTGCGATGATGAAATCAGGGCTACCGCCATGCTTAATACATTGACGCCAAGCAGTCTCCATCTCGCCCACTAAGTTACCCGGCGATGTTGAGGCAATGTCTTTGACAGCGTAGTTACGCCAGTAGCTTGCTTTGGCTCGATCAATACCACCTACCGTGCCAGCATCTGGCGCCAAGCTGACTAAGCTATCCAAGCCAACTACCGCATCTGCGCCGTGTGAGCCGTCGCGGTGAAGCTCAAGATCTAGCTTATTAAGGAATCCTTCCCTCAGGACTTCTAGCTGCTCATCCAGGAGGTTGATGAGTTGTACGCGTTCGTTGTATTCCAATTGGAAACCTCGCGCCCCACCCTCACGCACTTTGATGCCATTACTAAATAGACGGTCATAGTCGATATACAGACCATCTACCGCTCTACGCCATGGGAAGGAGGCCTGCTCAGTCGTATTGCGTTTATTGAACTTGACCGTCTCCTCTCCAAAGGCCCAACTAAAGTTACTGCCATGCTCTTTGCGGATGTTCTCAACAACGTTCTGCTTTGCGCCCAATAGGCTTTTACGACCTTCCATCAGTTTTTTAAGGAAAGGTCGCTCTACCGCGATTTGGTCGACTGGTAGATTGCGCAAGTACTCATCCAAGGAAACCTTAGCTAACTCTTGCAAGTCTGTATTTGAAATTGGCATATGCCACCCCTATCAATGTATTTATGAATTAGTGGGCTTCATTCCGATTGATAGTGCGTGAACCTATCTATTGCTACGCTGCTAGTCGCGACCCTAGCTTTAACGCGATGGTGTGAAGCACCAAGATCAATTATTGGGTTGATAAGTGCGGGCTTGGGATATTTATGGGTTTTTTGTTGAGGAATTCAATACTCGCCCCTTGTCTTTATGCCCAATGTGTCAGTGCGCCACCTTGGGCATAAATAAGCGTTTCTTTGGTCGTGGCCGTCAAGGGTGCGCAAGCCACCCCTTTGGGGCGCCCTTGACTGAATTACTCTCTCGTAAATTCATTAATAGGAATGTGGTAATTTATTTTGTTTGACTCTTTGCGGCTTGACCTCTACATTGCTCATTCATCTAAAAGAATAGCGAAGGAGTTCCATGGATAAAGAGCAGTGCTATTTCTCGCTTGATTTAGAACTCAATAATTCCCAAGATAATTCCACAGTAAATCCAAAGATCATTCAGGTCGGCATAGCCGTTGGTAATTACCATGACTATGTCAATCAATCCCTATCTACGTATAAATGGTTCTTAGATCCTAAAGAGCCTATTTTTGAGTTCATCACCCAATTAACGGGCATTTGCAATCAGGATATTTCTGACTATGCAGTTCCACATGAACAAGCAGCTAAAGAAATTGGGGAAATTATTACTATGCGTAATTGCTTTGTTAATCCCATTACCTGGGGCGGTGGCGATTCACTTGAACTGAAAACTGAATTTAAAGATCGAGGTATCAGCTTTCCCCATTTTGGTCGTCGCTGGATCGATGTCAAAACTTGGTATAGCCTGCACATGCTTGCCATGGGCAAAAAACCCAGTGGCGGTCTATCCTCAGGTCTGGGTTCTTTTAAGCTTCAATTTGAAGGCAGTCCACATAGAGCAGATGTTGATGCTCTCAATACCCTGAGGCTTTTCTTTGAAATCCTTCACAGACACAATCGGATATATCAACTGGTAAACGATGCCAAGGCTTTGAAATAGCCGTATCTATATACCTAAAAAATAGGGTTATTTTGATTCTATACGCACTTTTGTTGACATTAAACTATAATATATGCATATTTGTTGACATTAATGGATAAATTGAGGCCCTATGAACACTTCTGTTGACCAGCTGCCCCTCTTGCTTTTTAGTTCGAGAGAAGACAAAACCAATGCCCAGAGAATTTCCCGCTTGGCTAGGTCTGGTCGTTTGCGTCAAATTTATCGCGGCATTTACACCAGCGACCTCAACAGCCCACTCGAGCAAATCATTCGGCCAAATTGGCGGCAAATTACTGAATATCTTTATCCAGGCTCCGTAGTAGCTTACCGCTCTGCTCACCTTTGCAAGCCGGATGATAGCGGGAATATATTTTTGGTGTCCGGCAATAGAGCACGTCAAATAGCATTTCCGGGGTTGACTCTCAATATCTTGCCTGGTCCTGCTGCAGTTCAATCGCATAAGGATTCGCTAAACGATACCCCGTATGGAAAACTCTTTATATCCTCGGAGGCTAGGCGGTTACTGGAGAACCTCTATAGCCGAAAAGGCTCAGATCTTCGCACTATGGGTCGCCCTTGGGTTGAGTCTTATTTAAGCAAGCTATGCACCATTCGTGGTGAACATAAGCTCAATGCACTGCGTGATGACGCTAAAGCTATTGCCCCTGAATTAGGTCTAGAGGCTCAATTTAAAACACTGAACACGATTGTTTCGGCCTTGATGCAAACTGGTAAGGCTCGCTCTTTAAGGGCAGCTGATGCATTAGCGCGCGCAGCTGGTAAACCTTATGATCCTGATCGCATTGAGATCTTCGAAACTTTGTTTTCTGCATTAAGAAAACCTTTTCCCATCATTGAAGATCAGGCAAAAACGGGTAAAAGTGCCTTTAATTTCGCATTCTTTGAATCGTACTTTTCGAACTACATCGAAGGAACTACATTCACCGTCGAAGAGGCCTCCGAGATTATTTTCGATGGGAAGATGATTCCAAAACGAAATGAAGATTCGCATGATGTATTGGGCACCTTTAAAGCAATCATGGAGCAGCCCTTTCGCTCTAAGCCCCCAAAAGATGAAGATGATTTCTTAGCGTGGCTTTTGCAATGCAACCTACAAATACTCTCTAGTCGCCCAGATAAAAATCCAGGCGAATGGAAAGAGCAAAGTAACCAAGCAGGAAATACCATTTTTGTTCACCCCGAGCTTGTTAAAGGCACTTTGCGGGAAGGATTCAAGCGTATCGCTTTACTGGAAGATCCATTTGCGCGCGCATTGATGGCGATGTTTGTAGTTACTGAAGTGCACCCGTTCATGGATGGCAATGGCCGAACGGCGCGCCTCACGATGAATGCCTACTTAACTCAACACTCCGCCTCTCGCATTATTATTCCCACGGCTTATCGTGAGGATTATTTGCTGCCATTAAAAGCGCTGTCTCAAACTAATGATCCCAGTCCTTTTATCCGATCCATGACTCGCGCCTGGCGCTGGACCGCTGGATTTGATTATTCGAACTTCCCAAATCTATGGGAAAAAATGAGGGCTTGTAACGCATTTACAGACAACCCCTCACAGCATCAATTGCTTGATCCTCACGATATAAGCTAAGTTGTTGACGAAAAATGACTATATCGGCAGTTTTGTAGACAAAATGAGGCGATTTGGGTGTCTAAAGACATTTATGTCTACATGCCACTAGTTTTAAGTGGCATGTAATTCACAGCTATCTATATCCCCATATTGCCCAGGTGCTGGGCAATTCGATCCATGGGACTGCCTGTGCTAGCCAATGGTGCGCCTAGGGTTGAGGCTCGCGCCCGAATAGGCTGAGGGCTATAGGTTGCTATAGGCTTAATGCCTCCAAAAGTAGGCTCCGGCCTTCCAATCGCCTCATAGATGGACTCAATCATGGTTTGCCACTGCTCTGGCTGATTGCTCTGCACGAAGACCTGCATGTAGAACGGGTCTGACATGTATTTGTTAAAGCAGATCGCCTTATCGGTGTGATCGATTTCATCTGAGCGGGTATTTAAGAACTTGAGCATTTGCAGCTTTGCTTCTGAGACTAATTCAGAAGGCTTTTTATTTGAATCTGCGAGAGTCATTACGTTACCTACAAGCTTGCCCTCTATTTCATATTTGCGAACTGCATCCTGAAGAGTGGCCACCATAGATTGCAAATCAACAACCTGCTTTTCTAAGTCGCGTTTTTCGTTAATCATTTTCTGAATACGCTCACACCCTCGCTTTGATTTGATCCCACCAGAGACTTCTGTATTAACACAAGGCTCGGCATCGGGACTCGAATCCGAGGGCCCAGGGTTCCAAGTCCGCTTCATTAGCTCTTGCGCTGTTTCAGCCTGAATCTCAGTTTTTGGAAGTGTATCGACGGTAATGGCGACTGGCGCAGGCAATATTTCACCAAGGTCATGAGCTTGGACATCTACTTGTGCTGCCAGCTTACTTTCTAAAGCGGGCACAAAGGCTGGCACATGCACTTCGCCTTTAATGGGTGTAAATATAGGCTCGGGCTCTAGAGCTTCCGACCCCTCTTCCTCCAATACTTCGCCCTCATCAAGATCCTCAGATAACTTGGCAAGAGATGCATTGGGGGTCTTACTTAGATCATCTAGCAAGTTGGCTGCCTGGCTCCGAATCTGACTCTTACGTTCCGCCTTTTGTGTTTGTTGTATTTGAGCGCTAATCTGAGCGCTACGCTCCCTATCTAATTGAGCTTCTACCTGCCTAGCCTTTGCTTGCGCTATCAATTCAAGCGCACGCTCTTCTCTTGCCTTATTCCGCCTAGCAGCGCTCTCTGCAGCGTGCTTTTCATAGGCTTCTTTTTCAAGCCGCTCACGTTCTTTCTTGGCCTCTCTATCCTGCACCCTCTGAATTGAGCCGCCCTTGCTTAGTACCTCCGACTTAAAGCCTTCCACTTCATTTGCTACTTGCGTCATTGCCTGTCTCCTCTTTTAATAAGTTGCTGCCGTAATTCATTTCAGCGTTTGTCTTTTGCCTTCGTTCAGAGAGCCAATTCATTCCTAAGTTTGGGTCGTCATCACGTAACGATCCCTCCGCTTGCTTTTCTACATTCGGTATAAATAGATTGGAATCGATACGATCGTCATACCGCAAGAGGGTCTCTTGTAGGAGATTACGGATATGTTCGTAATCCATTCCTCTTGCTTGCAGGTTTTGCATTTGGATTGATAGATTCGTAATCATGGGGAGAACCTTGAGCCAGCTCTCTTTGTCTTCTATGCCATCTGGTGCGCCAGTGGTACCTGCTCTTATGCGTAGATCAACCATGTCAAAGATTCGGTCTTTGGTGAGTTCTGGCCAGTCATAGGTTTTCTCAATGGTCATGACTAGTTCGCCATTGATCATGGTGGTCTTGGTACTTGGCGGCCCCATATAGCGCTCTACCTGCTCTTTGGTGAGTTCCTGCAAAAGAACTTGGGCGCTGTATTGGGCAATCTCTTGCAGCCAATCTTCTATCTGGTCTTTGAATTCAAATACGCGCCCTGATAAGGCTCTTTGCAAGATATTGGCTTCGGTGGCTGTCTTTGGTCTTACTACGGTGGAACGCGCTGCATCTTGTAGACCTGTGACTTGCTCCCAGTCATAACGCACTGCGCTGGTGTCATAGACGATCGGGTCGATCTTGGGGTGACCTCTAGGAATGATGACTTGGTTTAGAGGCTTGCCTTCCGTATCCACAATGGTGATCTCGCCGAATCTTGAATCTGAATGCTTTTTGATGGTCTTCTCGTTAATATCGGCTGATGCTACCCACCCCGGAATACAGAGGTCTCGATGTTGATTAAACCGATCCCTGGCTTCGTTATGTTCATCCTGCAATCGCTCAGTCAGATCAACCAGGCTTGGACCTACGAATTGGCCATCGACTACTTGGTAAGGTAATAAGAAGAATGGGTACCAGCGCTCACCGGCTCTTGGTGGGGAATAGGGTTCACGTAGCCATTCAGTCGCGCCCTCCACCATCGTATATACCCGCTGAGTAGCCCTATCCCAGATCTCTAGAACGGCAATTTGCTGATCGTCAGTCACCGGGCTTGTTCTCGCATCTAAATGCATGGAGGCTAAGCGCTTAGCCTTCTTGTGCGAAGGCTCGCCTGGTCCTGCTTGGTAGATCTTGGCATTAGCAAGGTTCTTTTTATAGAGCGCTTCTGCTTGGCCGCGCTTCATAGGGATAATTTGGCAGATCCAATCAGCATCGGTGTAGTCCCAGAACTCACAAATGGAGGGATCAATGAGGAGGTTTTCTGTAAGAACTCTGTCGATTACTAAGCCTTCAGCGGAATGGACTTCTGACTGCTCCTGTAGTGACTTGATGAGCTCATCTAGCTCTACTCTTTTAGCATCATGATGATGGGCTTGGTCATCGTCTTGGAGATCTTTTTCCAACTCATCAATAGCTAGGAGATTTTCCTGGGCATCATTGATGCGACCCTGGATATATCCATCCTTACTTGGGTCTCGCTGATACATCACTTTCAGAATGCCAAAGCTACAGGTCAGCGCTGCCCTTACCGTGGACTTGGCTCGGTTCTTGAGCTGCGCATGCTCTAGCGCTCTATTAGTGACCTTCTCCAATGTTTTACAGAAGAGCTTGATATCCGCGCCCGAGTGGATTGGTGTTGTTGAGATCTCTGGGTTGCGGGCGTAGACATTGGGCAGGACTGCGGAGATAGTCCCGTGTATGAGGTTAGCTCTTAGACTGTAGAAGTCCTTACCAGTAGGGTCGGCATTCCAATTAAAGCCAGCGACGGTATTACGGTTGTGTCTTACGCGATTATGAAATGTTGCCCAGTGAGCGCGCGCATGCGTGATGCGGGCTGTCCATTTTTGTTGGAGGGCTTTGGAGTCTTGGGGCACATCCTCTTTATAAATTCAGGATGGCCCTATTTAGGATTTAATTTGGATTAATTACGAAATCCATTGCTACAAACTCATCAGCGACCGAATAGCCAACCTTCTTCAAACATTAGGAGCGCCGCAGTTACAGCTTGATAACACGGTTAATCAGTGATTTCGGCGAGAAATGACTGCCCCAATAATGCCGCCTACTAGAGCGGCAACACCTAAAGATAAGAAAGGCTTATGTTGAACACAATCCTCAGCTTTGCAAAGTGCATTCTTACTAGAACTCACACAAGTGTCTTTAATTGCAGTGCACTTCTCCAATACCTCTTCTAACATAGCAACCCCCTCAGTAGTAATATTTTTTGCTTGACCCGCACTATCGCTAATAGAACTGTCAATTAATTGACGCACATTTTCCATTAGCTGCGAAAGATCCTTTTGAATTTGAGCAATATTTTCATTTTTCATGCTGACCTCAGATTTTATAAAGAATAAATTCATTAAATATTCTGTAGTTATGTATGATTAAAAATGAATGAGTGAGAGGAATCGAACCCCTGCAAATGCCAAAATGACTTTTGTTCTACCACTAAACTACACCCATTCATGAGAGCTGGAGCTCAACATATTTATCCACCCGGATAAAATGGGCTTAATTGATACTCTCATCACAAATTAAGCCGCTAGCCTTGCTCCATGGGGTATTTATAAAGTACTTCGTTAAATTTATTTTGCGAATTATCAATTAATCAGAATTTTATATAGATCAACTCTAGATAAATTTTACGAATGAATCATGATTGATCCTGAATTCACACTATTCTCGAAATCATTTAATTTGATAAATCCAAGTATTTGATCTGGCAATTCAATAACAAGATGGCCAGAAGGATGTATCTGAATCATGTATTCTACAGGGTCAAATTCAATTGGGATAGATTCAGTTATCACTCCAGTAGAACCCACGCCTAATACCGCGTTAGTAACTCGAATCCTCATATGCTCACCTTCCCTGAAACAAAGCCTAACTTATAGCCAAAGAACAGTAAATTCAATAGACATCTAATCCTGATGATTGTCTCTTTCAGAGATTTCATGCAGCACTTCATCTCTACATCGCGACTGGCTCATATCATCATTAACGCGAGTCGAATGCTTAAAAATAACAAATAAAAATAAAAATAAGAAGAGGATCAATCCAATACTAATCCAGTCAGCCTCAGCCTCGGCATTACTCGTAGGCAAAACGCCGGCTATCTGGCCATACGCTAGACTCAATACAGCTATAAAAACAATTAAAAAAAATTTAGTCATTTTTAATATGTAACTGTGGAGGCATGCAGATAACTTTCTAATACCTCTAGGGGTACTTTTGAGTAGTTTTTATAGATCTCACGAAATACCTTATT